GGGTCACAGTAACGGGTAACCTCACCACCAGTGGTGACGCAACCGTGAGTGGGACGCTCAACGCAACCTTGGCAGCAACAGGCGCAATCGCTGCTGGGTCACATGCGATTACGACAACCGGAACTGTAAACGCTGGAACGGTCAGTCTAGGGACTAACGGATGGACCGTCACGCAGACAGGGACCAATCTTCTGTTTGCCTACAACGGCACGAATAAGATGAAGTTGGAGTCAAACGGCAACCTGACGGTGACAGGCAACGTCACAGCATTCGGTTCAGTCTGATGACGTTGCAATCCTCTGGAGCGATTAGCCTCTCGGAAATCAGGACAGAGTTTGTAGGCGGGTCGAGTGCCATCTCCCTTGCTGACCTATACAGGGGTGGCGCAAACGTCCGCGCCAACGCATCAAATAATTACTCGACCAATCTCGCTGCACAGGTTCCGACTAGTGGAGCAATCGCCTTTAACCAGTTCTACAGTCAGGCCAAGGGGTTCAGTTACACTGAAAACAATGACCGTACCAACTGGTCGCCCACAATTTTTGGCTCTGACCTAAATGTGAACTACCCAAAGACCTATATCCTCGCTAGTGGCCGGACAATTACAAACACCAACCTGAACGGTATTGCCTTCAATGTCCCGACCGGCGCGCAGAGCCTCACCCTGACAATCAACGGTATCATCCGCACATACTCTGGTCACGCCCTGCGCAATCAGAGCAGCAGCTTGGTGACGGTCAATGGCTCCGGGTCCATCCGCAAGAACAACAAGGATGGATTTAACTCTACGTTCACCGGTAATGGCTCTGCCGAAATGCCCGGTAGTGCTGGTGGATTCGGTGGTGCATCTGGTCCAGACTTTTGGCACTCGGATTATGGTACGGGTGGCATCGACTGTAAGGTGACACGGTCAGGCAATACCTTCACAGCATCGTGGACATATAATGAGTGTGACTATGCAAACTTGGGTCCGGGTTCATACAACATTACCAGCATTTTCCCGCTGAACTCTGACGGAACATTCAATGACAATGACACTGGCACATATGTTATCAACGCCACTGCCGGGGGTAATGGACGAGATGTTAGAGACATTGCTTGGGGGTCCAAGATTGTAAGTGGTGTGCGTCACTTCTGGTTTGGTTCAAACAACAAGGCTCAGTGGCCGACCGAGATGGACCTCAACTCCATGACATACTACCAGTCCGGTCACGCCTCGACCGCCCTTAACACAGGCAACAGTCGGAGAAGCGTTTTCATCTCGACCTATACTGGCAACTACACAACGGGTTCGTTCAGCATCAGCGGCCCGTCACAGACGACGGGGTAACAAATGCCACTCGCTACTCTGAAGTTCGCACCGGGGATTGTTAAGGACGACACCAGCTACTCTGCCGAGGGTAGATGGGTGGACAGTGACAAAATCAGGTTTTGGAATGGCAAGCCTGAGAAACTCAAGGGCTGGCAAAAGCTGACGCAGACGCAGTTCGAGGGTTCCTGTCGCGGACTTATCCAGTGGCGTGATAGTGAAGACAATGCTCTGCTCGCCGTAGGAACGCATACCCACTTGTATATATACAAGGGCGGTGTTCTTTATGATGTGACACCAGAAACTGACAGCGGCAACCTTAGTAACGCTTTTGCAGTAACCAGTGGCTCGCCAACAATTACTGTAACGGACAGCGCGCACGGATTGCTGGACGGCAACAGAATAATCTTGGGCGCAGCCAGCTTCAACGGAGTTAGCTGGTCAGCGAATACAGAGTTTGTCGTAAGTGTAGTGAACACGAACACATACACATTTACCGCAGCACAGAACGCATCATCCACAGCTTCTGGCGTCGGTGGTACAGTGTCATACAGCTACCTATTAAACCCCGGACAGACCAACTCGGTCTTTGAATATGGCTGGGGTGTGGGGACGTGGAACACTGCCCGTGATAACAATGAAGGCTGGAACGTGCCGTTCTCTGCCGCTGGTATTGAGGTTGATGCCCGGACTTGGCAGTTCGACATTTTCGGCGAAGACCTGATGGCCAGTGTAAACGGTCATCCTCTCATTCAGTGGGACGCATCCAATGGCGTAGCTAACCGCGCTTTCCTAATAAACGACGCTTTGACAAGTGACAGCGCGACCCCGAACACGACAAGGGGTGTGATTGTTTCCACGCCCGACAGACATCTCGTTGCCTTGGGCGCGGATGACCCTTTGACGGTAGCGTTTGCCAGTCAGGAGACAACAGGCACTTGGACGGCGGCAGCGACAAATACTGCTGGCTCACAGAAGCTAACAGGTGGTTCAAGGATTGTGGGCGCACGAAGAACACGCGGTCAGATTCTAATTTGGACAGACACCGGTCTACACTCAATGACCTTCCGTGGACCACCGTACACCTTTGGCTTCAGGGAACTGGCCACGGGTTGCGGACTATCTGGTCCCCTGTCTGCCGTCGAAGTTGGCGGCATCGTTTATTGGATGGGTATCAACCAGTTCTTCGCGTTCGACGGTTCTGTCCGTCCGCTCATTGGACCTATTAACAACTTTGTGTTCCAAGACATCAACTATGTGCAGATTGAAAAGGTAGTCGCCGGACTCGACAAGGAACACAACGAGGTGTTCTGGTTCTACCCAACTGCCAACAGCAATGAGAACGACCGCTATTGTAAGTTTAATTACCGCGAGAACGTATGGGATGTCGGCACGATGGACCGGACGGCTTGGACCGACGCATCGACGTTCTCAAACAACATCGGAGCTGGAGCTAACAATTACCTCTATGCTCACGAATTGGGAGTTGATGCTGATGGCGAGGCTATGCACTCGTACATTGAAAGTGCTGACTTGGACATCGGCGACGGTGATGAGGTTATGTTCATCGACCGTGCGCTTCCTGACCTCACAGTCACGGGCAATGCAAAGGTGACATTTAAGTCACGCAAGGATGCTTTGTCCTCCTTTACCTCGAAGGGGCCGTTCACAGTGAACACATCTACAACTCGCATCAACCCACGGGTCAGAGGACGACAAATATCTTTACGAGTGGAGAGCGATGCTATCGGTACTAACTGGAGACTGGGTCACACTCGTGTGGACATGCAGAAAGATGGAGAGCGTTAATGGCGACACTGCCCAGACCCGGAGAAGATTTGCAGTACTGGGGCGACGTTCTTATTGACGAACTAGAGAACGAGATTGAGCGCATCAATCAAGCAGCAAACACTGGTGATGCAAATGTCAGCTTCTCAATAACGAACTTCACGGAAGACAAAACTCTCAACGCTGGCACGGCTACGACCGCAGACGTAGCCAATGTCTTAGCAACAGTTATCGAAGCACTGCGGAACAAAGGGCTGTTAGCGTAATGTGTGTTAAAGCAACTGGAATGTTAAGGGGCGGGGCCGTGATGTCCGAAGAGGAGTTCGCTGGCAATCTCGGCAGCGGCTCCACTTCGAGCGGCGGCATCAGAGATTTTGAAGTCCAGACAAACCCTGTCAGTGGCGCGGCTGGACGAGGCGGTGGTGAGTATTTGGACGACCGTGGTCCCTATGGCGGGAAGAAAGCCAAAGGCCCTGACACTCTAGACCGTAAGTTAAGGCAGGTGCAGAACGTATTCAGAGATAGTCAAGGCAAGGCCGATACACAAGCCTACATGGACTTCATGGACAACTACCGCAATGCGCCCTTCACAAAGGCGGGTAACGCTTTAGGTGAGCTTCTTACCAAAGGACCGTCAATGTCCTTGGCCCGGTCTATATTCGGTGGCAGTGCAACTCCCAGTGCTATAGACCGAAGCAATGCTCTGATGCAGTCAATCTTTAATTATGCTGGCAGCAACCCCGGTATGGTGAAGCTGAAGGATGAGGGCCTCGGCATGACTATTGATACGGGAACCGGCACATTAAATCTGCGCGACAGTGGTCGGGTGACATATTCTGGCAGAGCAAACCCTAATTACACCGGTCCGTTTCAAGACCTTGTTAACCCTAAGTCGCAGTCAAGCGAGGATGGAAATGACACATCAAACATGTCACAACCGTTTGACCCTTGTCCTGATGGCTTTAAGTATAATGCCGAGACACAGCAGTGCGAGCCGGTGGATGACACAGAAGACACACCAACGGTTGGTAGCAAGTTTGTACGAAACCCTGTTGGACTGTCCACCGCATTTCCAGACCTTACAAGGTATGGGCGCGAAGGCGGCGAGTACCAATTCTTCACGGAAATGCCGGGTGTGAATATGAAAGAAGGTGGTATTGCCCGTGGACCGCAGGGTGAGGTAACGGGACCGGGTGGACCAAAAGATGATTTGGTTGGCCCGTTTATGCTGTCGTCTCAAGAATACGTTTTGCCATACGAAATGGTTTTGCAAGAAGGCGGTGGAAGCTATGACCGTGGCATCAAGTCTTTGGAAAAAGAGCGGATGGCCGCATTAAAAAAGTATAAGGACCGCGTTGCTTCTTCGTAGTGCAAACACACATGACATTCCTCGTATAGCCTTTCTGCTCATGCGGATGCATGAGGAGTCTGGCATGGGTTCGCTCAATATGCCCAAGGTAGAAAGGTATATAGGCACGACACTAGCTCGTGGTGTTATTCTCATGGTTGAGGATGATGACTTTCCTGTGGCCACTATGGGATTGAGAGTTCAAGACTTTTGGTGGTCGGATGATACGGCGCTGGTGGATGCATTTACTTTCGTCGCACCTGAGGCACGCAAGAGCGGCGCGTTTCGCATGATGTTTCGCAAGGCCAAGGAGATGGCCACCAATGCACACATGCCTTTGCTTCTGGCAAATTTCGGTCATGTGGATGAAGAAAGAAAATCAAAGTTGTTTCGTCGGCTTGGCAAACCAATGGGAACAACAATCATTACGGGAGACACAAGTCACTTTTTGTGGAAGTAAACGATGGGCTTTTTCTGTACACAATCCTCGGGTGAGACAAGCAAGGTAATCAACGAATTACCCGACTATCTCAAAGAACCTGTAATCGCAAATCTTAAAAAGGCTGGCCAAGTAACAAGCCAACCTTATCAGACGTATGAAGGTCAGCGGATTGCTGACCTTACGCAAGACACCAAGGATGCATTTGAAGACATCCGTGGTATGCAGGGATACGGTGATGCAGACCTCAGTGCTGCAATGAGTGGTCTCCGTGGATTGTCAACTTATGACCCAAGTCAGGTAACAAGTCGGCAGTTCGACAGCCAAGCGGCTGAAGACTACATGAACCCTTACACGGAAAGCGTTCTAAATCGTGCTAGGCGCAGAATTTTCGAGGCAGACGACATAGCCCGTCAAGGTCGTGATGCTAGCGCCATTCGCTCTGACGCGTTTGGAGGTGACCGCGCTGCAATTATTGAAGCGGAGGCCCAGAAAAATCTACAAGACAGATTAGCCGACACTGAAGCAAAAGCTCTCGAAAGGGCTTTCACCCAAGGTGCTAATATATTTGCACAAGATGCCAATCGCGCACTGACCGCCGACCGTTCTAATCAAATGGCAGGGTTGCAGGCCAATCAACAAAATGTAGGGGCAACACTCAAGGGAGCGCAAGGTATCGGTGCGCTAGCCAACCTTGGTCAACAGATGGGCTTCCAACAAAATCAGGCTTTGCAAGGTATTGGCGCTGCGCAGCAAGGCATCAATCAACAGGGACTCGACCTAGCCTATTCAGACTTCCTTGCACAGAGGCAATACCCGATGCAGCAGGTCGCGTTTATGTCTGACATCTTGCAGGGTACACCGTCCGGGTCCATGCAGACACAGATTGGTCCTCCGGGTCCATCACCGTTCCAGTCCGCTCTTGGCCTCGGTATCGCTGGTCTTGGTA